GGAGGCGGAGGAGGAGGCGGTGGTTTTGGAGGAGGTGGAGGAGGTGGTGATCCGCCGAAGCACATGATTATTCCTTGGTTGATATTATAGTTTCGTTCTGCTCGTCGAAGACGTCCCATAGGAAGTTAACGACTTTGCGTTGTCCCGTTTTAATCCACACATCTCGTTCACTATCACTAGGATCGGGACATCGGTCGGGATAAAGTTCGTCTAATCTTTCGAGTAAACGCCGACTTAAATCGGGTAAGTTTCTCTGTATAGGTGAGTTCATCTGTACGGTAGGTCGTTTAGTTCGTGTGGAAGGCGACCATCTTTGATCGCTTGTTCCGTCCATATCCACGCTGAAGCGTTCCATAGAATAGCTCCAAGGTGGTCTTCGGATTCATCGCCTTGAGACGCCGCTATCAGGTGACGCATCATGCTGTCGTACAACCGACTAAGAGGCATTCCCTTCATCCAGTTGTTGTCGCCGTAGTGGGTGGCTCCGTCTTCGAAACGCTTGGCGAGGGCGAGAAGTGCGGTTGGGGGGATAAGGCTGAATCGTCCTCGTCCAACGTCCCCGTCACGCTGCGCACCACTTTCGAATACTTTCTTTTCTCCGCTGGTGGGTAATGTGCTGGCATCCATAGATATGTTAGTTCCTTTCGTTTAATGTTGTATTCGTCTTTGCGTAGTAGTCGAGCCATCCATGCGTTCATCAACGCCTCTTGCTCGTCTAATCCTTTTTCTTCGTACAGCTTCATGACCGACGCCCATGTGTATCCGTTCTGTTCCAACCATCGTTTGGCGCGTACCGTACCTATACCGGGAACGCCGTAGTAACCGTCCGTTGAGTCTCCTGATACGACTTGTTCCAAGTGGAAGCGGTCGGCGTCGTCAACGGATGGCTCATGCATCTCGTCCTTGTTGAAGTCGTAGTACATACCGGGAACGCCTTTGAAGTCCTTGTCGATGCTTACTATGATTCGTCTGTCGGTGCGGTTGGGTCGTTCGGTAGCGAGTATCGACAACACGTCGTCCGCTTCCAGGTTTGGCCATTGCACCGTTCCGTACTCTTCATCCAACCACTCTTTAAGAGGTCGTAACCCTATTGGTTTAAACACGCCTTTGCGGTTCGCTTTGTACAGCGGGTTGAGCTTGCGTCGGAAGTTCTTAGGGTCGGACAGAGCCAACACCATAGAGTCCGCTTTCAGCTTCTCACGGAACGTTTCTATCCTGTCTACTATCCACGCCTTGGCTACCGCTAGGTCGGCGTGAACAGTCCATAGGTCGTCTTCCCATTGTACCGCTTGCTGACATACTGCCGCTCCTTGGAACGCCAACACGTCGGCATCTATTAACATCATCGTTTTCATTATTATTCTTTCTCTTGTTGTTTTTCGTAGAATGGCGACCAGTTGCCTCGGTACTTCTCGTACTTACTGGCCGACCGTTTGTTTCCCGCCATTAGTTTTATTGTCTTAGGTATCTTTAGTGAACTAGGTATAACGTACCAAGCTTTCTCCGGATCAATGTAACAAGCGATGATGTCCACCTTAGTCGTGTCTATCGCCTTCTTTACGTTGCAACCTGTACTTGTCATTAACTTATAGCTACCGTATTCGCCCAAACTCTCAGTTCCTTTGACTTGTACTTTCAACGTCCCCGCAGGACACATCACAATGAAGTCGTAGGCTTGAGGAACGGTTGGATCGTGCGGTTCAAAACCACGCCTCAAACACTCCGTCCTGAACTCGCTCTCGTACACCGCTCCTTGTTGTTGTGATTTGCTTACCATAGTTCGTTGTTGTTGTTGTCCCTTCCAATCCCACGGTACTCGCAGGTCTTGGGTGTCGTATGCCCACGCTAAAGCTAGACACGTATCCACCTCCACTTGTTCATCCATCGATGTATTCCCCCAAGTACTTGAACATGACGTCGTACGTTCGTTGCATCGTCTCGTTGTCGTACAGTGGTTTGGCGTTCATCTTGGGTCCGCCGTGCTTAACGATGTCTCTCATCCAGTTCTTGAAATCGACCAAGTCGGCGTTGATAGTCGCTCCCTTCAACCACATCTCATGCTGTTCTTTGTCGTCGGTGGACAACGTGTACATACCTAGTTTAGTCATCAATGTGTCTCCGCCCAGTTGCGTCCTACTTTGTACTCACCATCGAGTGGACAGTTAAAACCCAACGAGTCACCGGCATATCGTATCGCTTCCACCGCCATCTTTCCGTACAGGTCGGCTTTCTCCGGTAACACCTCCGCTTGGAACTCGTCGTGAACGTTGGCTACGAATGCGTATTCTTTACCGTGTTCCCACCCCAGTATCGTCAGGTCTCTATGTAGTTTGATCAACGCTTGCTTCATCGCTACCGCTCCAGCCGACTGTAACAACATGTTAAGAGCGGAGTGTTCGGATCTTATCGGTAGGATGCGACCGTCTATTCCCGTGAGGAAACCACCACGCTTCGCCTTCTCCTCGACTCCCTTCTTCAAGCGAGCAAGAGCCGGTAGCTGTGCGAGGAAACGTTTCTTTAACGCCGCTCCTTGCTTGGCCGAACCTCCGACTATGTCCCCGATCTTGGCGTCACCTGCTCCGTAGAGGAACGCATAGATAAACGTCTTAGCTTGGTCTCTCGTTTCCAATCCCGCCGCCTTCTGGTTGACGGTGTGGATGTCGTCTTGGATGAGGTTCTTTGCGTATGCTCCACCGTCGTAGATAGCTAGGTAATGAGCGAGGCAACGCAGTTCCAGACCGCTTGCGTCAACACCGACTAGGTCGTACCCGTCTCCCGCTTTAAACAACTCCCGGCACGTCTTTCCGTGGGTCGCTCGTACCGCCGGAACTTGGGCTAGGTTAGGTAGGCTATGCGTACACCGTCCCGTCACCGCTCCGTTCGTGTTGACCTTGCCGTGGATGCGTCCCTTCTTAACCACTCTCATCCAACCGTTCTCACCTTCCGCTACCTGTCCCAATCGCTTTGACACGGTCAGGTATTCCAACAGGAGTTTAGCGGCGGGATGGTTGATCTTCTTCAACACCGACTCATCGATCTTTATACGACCGTCGGGTGTTCGCTCCGTGGGTTCCCATCCTAAATCCACTAGACGAGCCGCTATCTGATCACGGCTACCCGGATTGAACGGTATGGCTTTCGTCTTGTTGTCCATCTTGACTGATTGGTTGACTAACGCTTGCTTCATATCCATCTCCTTGAGCATCTCCTTGAGCTTGCCCTTGGTCTCCGCTTCTATCGTTACGTCTCCGTCAAGCGTCAACGACCAACCCTTCGGCGTCCTCATCTCCTCGACACGCGGTGGAAACATGACCTGTAGCTTGTCCTTTACTTCCGCTCGTAGCTGAGTCAGATGACTGATGAACGCCATCGCTCTAGCTTCATCGAAACAAAAGCCTCGTAGTTCCTGTTTGCGTATGACGTGAGCGAAGCCGTGTTCAATCGACAACATACGGACGTCGGGTTCCAACGCCTTCAAGTATTGAGCCAACGCATAGGTAACGAGTACGTCGCGTTCGCAATACTTCTTCATGTCCTCGTCGTACCGTTCGAAGTTACCTTCGTAGGCTATCTTGTTGATACCGCCCAAACGGTGACCCCATGCGTTGAGACTGTGAGAACCCCACAACTCTTTAGGGAAGTCCTTTCGTTGCATGTCGAGTCCGCGTAGATCGCTGTGCATGACGCGACTCGTTAGAGCCGTGTCCAAGATGCGTGGTTTCGGTGAGTAGTTGTACAGCTTCTTCAACACCGGTAGGTCGAAGCCCACAACGTTGTGTCCGCACAGATAACCCGCTTGATCCATGCATCGTAGTCCCTCCGGTATTCCTTTGCCGTCGAAGGTGACCATGCGTTTCTGTTGTGGATTGTAGACGCTCAGACAATGTACTTGTTTCAAGTCGCTGAGTGTCGTGAAGTCTTCGATACCGTTCGTTTCGATGTCGAAGTATAGTGTTACGTTATTCATTGTTCCTCGTTTTTAGTTAGTGTCTATAGATGTGTGCAGACTTTACGCCAGTACTTCGCCGTCTCAGGTCTTCCGTGTCCCTTGGGTCCGCCATTGTGGATGCGAGCTAGTTGTTCCCACGTTGCGTTCAACGGTGCGTGTTTCTTCCAGTAGCTGTGCATGATCGCTTCGGCGTAGGTTCGGTCGACGACCATAGGCCATGTTCCTTCCTTTAACTCAGGCGTGAATCGGACTGCGTCCAACCAATAGCCATAGGTAATCTGGTAGGGACCAAGCGAACGACCGCTGTCGCCCACCGCCCACGGCGTACCCTCTCCACCGCTCTCGACTTCACGCATAGCTTTAAGTAGCTTCTGACGTCTAGAACGGGGATTGATTATCGTTGGTAGCTTCGGTATTAATCTGAAGAATCGTCTTATCATTTTCGTTTAACCTTCCTGTGTCTTGTTCATAATAAAGCGTCGTTGCTAACCCCGTCTCACCACTGAAACGGTTCTTCAACACACGCACGCGAGTTTGATTGGCGTCTTCTGCCGCCTGTTGGTTTCGTTCTAATCCTATTACCATGTCGCTAAGTTGCGGTATGGCGTGAGAACCACGGAGGTGAGCAAGGCTTGTTATCGCTCCTTCCTCGTGTCCGGTTCCGGGTGGTCGCTTGAGATGACTGACCAAGACCATTCCGCATTGAGTCTCTTCGACGAGCGAACGCAGTCGGGTCATGGTGTTGTCTATCAAACGACGTTCATCGTCTCCATCGAACCCACTAACGACAATCGATAGGTGGTCGAGGAAGATCCATTTGCAGTCGAGTCCCTTGCAGAGATAGCGGATCTTGGCGAGCAGGTTGTCGGAGTCACAGCTACCGAAGTGATCGTAGGTAAAGAACCGTCCGTTCCCTACCGTCTTGTCGAACACCTCTCGTAGTTCCTCCTCCTCAACGTCGTTCTCTAGGTGTAACGGTTTATTCATTTCTAAACCCATTATCCCCAGACCCGTACGTCTGACCGACTCTTCCAACGCTATGTAACCGATGGTCTCACCTTCGTTCAAAAGCCCCAAGGCAATCTCACGACAGAATAGTGATTTACCGATCCCCGACCCAGCGCAAACCGTCACCAACTCACCGCCTCTTAGACCGTGCGTCATGGTGTTCAGGTTTCCGTAAGGGTACGGTTTGGATTCGGTGTTCACCTCCTCGGTTATCTTCTCCCATAGCTCCTCCGCTCCAACGATACCGTCAGGTCGGAAGTCTCTCGCTTCCCAACACGCTTGAACCAACTCCTTAGTCCTGTTGGCTGTGAGCATATCGTTAGCGTCTTTGAGTGGTAGCTCCGCTATCTTCGCCCGTCCCGGCGTCAACAACATCGCGCACTCAGCGGCTCCCTTGCGACCCGGCTCGTCCATGTCGAACATGAACACGACCTCCTCGTATCGCTCTAACCAATCGAGAGCCTGAGCGACGTGCTTCTTACCGCTTCCCGCTCCGTGTGGTACGCTTACTACAGGCCACTTGTGTTCGAACGCTTGGCTCAGACTAAGAGCGTCCACCTCTCCTTCGACGACAACGACCCTTCGACCGCTGTCCCTCCACAGGTGTTGTCCGTATAGTCCGAGTAACTCACCGCGAGTAGAGAAGCTCTTGTTGGCGTAACGAATCTTCTGACCTACCAGTTTGCCGTCTCTCGATCTGTAGTTAGCTACCTGTACGTCTTCGCCACCGACCGTTGCTATCTGATAACCCCACTTACGGCAGGTCTCTTCGGTCAGGTTGCGTCGAGCTAACATCTGATACGCACCACCCGATACGAACGTTCCGTCGGGACGTCGCACCTCGATGGGTTCGTTGTTGTTTCTATTACCGGGAGTGAAGGTCTCACAGCTATAACACTTGGTCGAACCATTTACGTTTCTGGTGAGAGCGTCACTACTCCCGCAATCATCGCATGGTTGGTGTATCGCTGCTGGAACCAACTCTTCGGTATCACCTTGTTGCACCATTTAATTCCTTTCTTATCGCACCAAGCGGCGTAGGTAGTCTTGCTGCCTTTGCGAATCTTATTGTTAGCGTTTTGAAAGACTAAGCGAACGTCCAACTCCGGATGCTGTTCTCGTATCAACAGATGTTTAGTCCGATCCTCCACCGTCCAGACTCCCTTTGCTTCCAGGATTACTCCGTTCAGCAAAATGAAGTCCGGCAGGTAGGTGGCGATCTTTCGATACTCGATCTGAAGCGTCTCGTAGTTGTAATCAACGTCGCATCGACGCAGTTGACTAGCTACGGTAGCTTCGAACCCGGAGCGGAACCCGTTAGAAGTTCGCTTTGAGTTCTGTTTCTTTCGTCTCCGTCTCGGCATCCAAGGTCTCTTCGAATGTTTCACCGCCTTGTTGGTAAGCTCCCTCGACGGCGGTAAAGCCGTATGTAGTGGCGCTTGCCGCTCCAGCTTGGATCGACTCCAACTCAAGGACTTGAACGGCGTGTGGCTCAAGCGTCATACCGAAACCAAGAGCGGACACGTACCAAAACTTAGGTCGTATCGCCAACTTGATCTTGGAACCTCCGCCGATGATGACGTCCTTGTCCAACGGTTTGCCGTTACCATCGAAGCGACCCACGCTTAACGCATATTCCGTTCCGTCCTTACGCTTACCACCGGCTTTCAGTTTGCACTTCAAAACGTGCTGACCTTCTTCGTCGATGCTGATAGGTGATCCGTGCTGCTTCAGCTTCTTCTTGCCTTGCTTGACTTGTTCATCCGCAAAGGCTTGCTCGTACAACGGTTTGACTTCCAACTTGAAGGCGTTCCAATCTTCCTCCGAGAGTATCAAGTCCGTGCGGTAGACGCCGTAAGCTTCGTCGTACGTCTTGTCCGGCTTGTTCAGCCACGTGTACCTGCCGATTCCAACTGGTGTAGTTATTGTTTTAGTTTTACTCATGATCTGTATCGTTCTCCTATTACTATGCAAAGAAGTAGTCGGAACCTAGTACCTCCGCTGGATCTAATGACCCGTATGGCGGTAGCTCCGGCAACTCCTTATCGGTTTGTGTTGAGACCTCTTCCCTAAATTTAAGTAGGAGGTCAGGTTGAAAAATCTTCCAGAACTGTAGACGGAGTATCCCGCCGAGTTCATCGCACTTGTTGCAGTGGGTAGCGTAGCTATCGTGAACCATAGCCAACGAGGTGATGCCGTGTTCCCTTGCTACGTTGGTGGTCATGTGTACACCGGCGGCGTCGAGACTGTGTACGAAGTTGGGAGAGATACCGTTACCTTGGCGTCGCTTGTCCAAGTCGTTCGTTCTTTCACGCCATTTAACAAAGGTGAGCTTCTCCCCTAACAACGTCTTAATATTGTGAGCGGACTGTTGGACGTACCGTTGTCGTACTTTGAATCCCGTCGGCGCCGTCCAATCAACGTGCGTGTCGTTCGTCGACAACACCTTCGCTACGTCTTGCAACCACTTCATCGTCGTCGTAGGTCCGCTCAAGTCGTTGTTCATGGCGTTCCATAACTTAGTGGTTAGATAGGTGAGAGCTTCTCGTTGGTCGTTGTAGTCGGGGAATGGGTTCTTTCTTCCTTCCAGTATGAGATCGTTGAACCATTCGCCCACGTACGCCCGACAACTGTGTCGAGTACCGCCGTAAGGTTTGACCATGACCGGACGCTTGCACGTCTTGCGATCAACACCGAACGACAACCAAGCTTGAGCTATGACGTCACCGTTGTCGGCGTCCTTTCGCATGACAGTGTTCACTTGGTCGGCTATGAATGCGTACAGGTCGGCAGGTGTAGCTGTTTGCGTGACGTTGGTTGCTTCCGCTCCTACCTCGTCCCTCGCTAACAGGCTGAGTATCTGTATGCCGTTGTTGGATGCGTCCATTGCGCACGGTAGGCGTGTCTTGAAACCTCGACCACCACACGCCAGCATGTCTCCCCACTCCAAACAGAACGCTAGGAATTGCCACGGCTCATCCGCTGACTGCCACCAATCGTTCGTTATCGGGTCGGTGTATACTTCATGGATCTCCTTGCGTTTGGAGTGAACCCACTTAACACGTTCGTCGAAGGTTATCTTGTCGTTGCCGAAACAATTAGCGCCGTGAATAGCCAACCACTTCGTCTCTTCCTTTGCTTCCCATACCGTCTCGCTCTCCGCGAACAACAACAAGCTCTTAGCTAGGTCGGTTCCTTGTGGTGTTAGAAAATGCGGTATCGGATAGACACGTCCTCTAAAGTCAACTTGCGAAGGGTAGTAGAAATTTTTACCGCTGAACTTATCCGCCATCCACAGCGTCTTGATTGCTTGTAACCGTTGAGAACGTAACGACAGGTTAAGCTCGTATATCTCTCCGGCTTTCCTCGACCACTCCTTCTTTACTTCCGGGTCGGTGTCAGCTTCAGGTGGCCACGGCGGTCGTTCGTAATCTTCCCGTCGGGTCATCTCCCCGATCTCTTTGTTGTTGTCCCACGCCCATCGAGCGACGTTCAACACACGGTCGTTCACCGTCCACGGCGTTCGTTGGATGTGGTTCACGGCGTCCGCCATAGGTTTCAACTCGTCGAAGTCCAACG